CTTCCCTGTCTGTTTGATCATGACGAGGAATTCATCTGCGATACTGGACATGACAGGAAGGAGAGCCATACCAATCAATTGCTTGTATTGGTTTGTGGTTCCTTCAAGCTGCTTCATCGTTCTTTCGTAATGCTCAGCAGCTTCAGCTTGGTCGGTGGTAATCTTTGCAGCTAAAGTTCCACGTTCAGCATAGTCACCTAAGAACTCATTGACCTTCGTTCCAGACTTACCGAACAGAGCCATCAGAATGTTGTTCTTTTGCCATCCGTCAGCAAGTCCATTTAACTTGTCTGCAGCAACTGCAAGATACTCTTCAGTAGTCTTTGTAGTATCTGAGGTGTCGATGCCAAGTTCTTTGAATGCTTTTGCCTGAAGTGAAGTGTCTTTTGAAGATGCGGCAATAGACTTTTGGAACTTAATGACTGCACCAGTCACCAAGTCCATGTCTGTACCACTTGCCTTCGCAACAGACTTCATAATCGAAAGAGACTCGACAGTCATTCCTGTCTCTTTTGACATGTTGTTAAGTGCAGCAGCTCCTTCGATTACGCCTGATACCATTCCTTTCAAAGCACCCAGAGTTAATCCTGAAATCGCAGCAGTTAGTGCAGCAGTTCCAAGTTTCAATGGGTTGAATGATTGTGCAACGTCCTTGAGAGAACCATTGACTTTGTCTGTCTGCTTTGAGAAATCAATCATCGCAGCAGTTGATTTCCGCAACTCTTCAATCAGTTTGTCTTGTTCAGTGACAACCGCCTTTGTTGCGTCCCCAGTCTTCTTTAGTGCATCTTGAGCTTTATTCAGATCGCTTGTATCTGCTTTAAAGCCAAGATCAACGAGTGTTGTTGCCATTTATTTGTCCTCTGATTGCTTGATTGCAACCTCATCGAGATATGCATAGTCAAGGTTTCTGAACACCCGTACTTCCCAACCATCTAACTTCTCATTGACTAACTGACAGTACGCCAGTAGTTCAGAATATTGAAGTGGTGCGGGACCGTACCCTGTTCCTTGCCTTGATCTATTTAGTATCCAGAAGGTATTCCAAATACGAGACAAATGGACTGGAATGATGACAGGGTTATGGATGCGAGAATCCTTAACCCGTCCTTTGGTCTGACGTTCTGCAGACATGAGGGTGTCACGTAATCGGACACCCTCTTTGTCAACATAATCGAGTTGAATGCGTTCGCGGACTGCCCGCTCTAGTTCAAACTCGAAAAAAGTTAACGCGCTTCTCGGTGAACTCCTTGACCTGCTGTTTCAGCCAGTTCAGGTTTGGGTTTTTCATCAAAGCTAACGCAGCTTCAGGTGAAAAGGCTCCACCGAAGAATTCATCGTTGGTCCAACCAGTAATCAATGCAGAGAGAATGTTATTGGTGTGTTCATCAATAACTTCAATGTTCGATTCTGCTTGGTTCAACGTACCGTCAAGAGTTCTCTTTTTCAGGTTTGCGAATGTTGCAGATCTGAATTGTTCAGAGTCATATCCAACAACTGAAAGGAATGCACCCAGAGGCTCTCCCGAGACAGGATGCATTAGTTCAAGAGATGAAGCTACCGGGATGAGGTCGGCGAGAGTGATCATCGGTTTTGTGTTCTTAGCCAAGATTAACTTTCAGTGATGACGATGTTCGATTGAGCAGTAGCATCCCAGAGAGCTTTGAACGGCATTGTCAGAACGACAGGACCATTACCACTAACTGTTTTCGTTGCACCTGTGTACTTGACATTAGGGAACGAGATTTCTACTGTGTTCGTGCCATCGTCGAGTTTTACGTCGATTGACGAAGCAGTTGCATTTACGAACTTGTTGTACATGACAGCGTCTTCGAAGAAGACAGTTGCAGTACCGGAAATTTTTGCATTCATGGTCGTGAAATCATGAACAACAGCAGTTCCGAGGGAGTAGTTCTTTGCATGGCCGTTATCAACGGTGAATTGCAGCGTTGTCACATAACCAAGTGCAGAACCACCTTCTTTAACGAATCCTGCAACACCTTTGTCGGTGAACGGAATCTTTGCTGCAGCCGCAGTGTAAGAACCAGTTGTGTCGATAGTCGTTCCGGTAAGAACGCTTTGGTCCTTAGCAAGAACATCAAACTTGGCAGTAACAATACCAGCAGATGGAATTGTCATTTCAAACTTGTCCACAATCATACCGGTGTAAACACGATACTGAGAGATGTCAGACTGAGCTTCTTCCATCGTCACTGATTTGCGAGTAACACCGACCTTCAGTACTTTCGCTACGAAAGAAGATTGAAGTGCAGATTCAAGCAATGTGTCGTAATTGCCGTGTGTGAAGTTAACATCAATTGCTCCTTCAACCGCACGATTACCGGAAAGCGAATAGCGTTCCATACGGTCTGGTCGAATCGAGTTGTCTTCATATTCGGTTCGGTTCAAGTTAACCGAGAAGGAAGTGAATGGAACTTCGAGTAAGTCTGGGGTAGCTGGGGTAGTGCCGAAAGTGACCTCAGGAATGAGGCCAACCTTGGAACGAGCGCCTGTTGCGATTGTCATAGAATATTCTCCGTTGAAGCGTTAAGACGCATCGGTCATGGTGTATTTATTCATTACTTGAAATAGGTCCATTCGATAGTTATAGGAACGTTGTAAAAGGGTTCTACTCGTCCACCAGCTTCTCTCCATGAGTTACCGATTCGGACAAGAATGTCACCATCTACTAATTGCAAACCTCTAAGGAATTGATCAAGAACAGAGTCAACAAGAATGTTGATGTCTGTAGTACCTGTGTCTTCAGGTACAAATAGGTCTACTTGATATAGACCGTCGTATCTATCGTGACCAGCAATACCCAAAGAGATTTGAGTACTTCTAGCTGGCATTAAGGTTGCCCGAGTAAAGGACATACCTGTCTTTCCAATGTTTCTTGTATTCTCAAGTTGCAAAGGAGGAAGAGTTGTTAGTTCTGCGAGATGTGAATCAAGCAAAGTTTGAATGGTGGTGTAGATTGACATTACTTAAGTCCTACCTTCTTAGCTGCAACTTCTGTGATTTGTGGAGACTCAAGCAAAGTGACCCGCATCATTCCTCGTGGAGCCATCGTTACTGTTCCATATTCAACAAATGAAGCGTATGGCTGTGTGTTGTAGATTTCGATGTCAGTTGCCTTCATCGTGAAGCCCCAACCACCTTTAAGCATTCCAGTAATGACTGGAGTACGTCTTTCAACACGGTCTTTGAATTCAACTCCCCAAGCTTCTTTGAACTTCCGAAGCTTGGTATCAAGACCAGCAAATACCTTGTCGATTTCACCAGTCTTCATGTGATTACTGCTTTGTAATACACCGTAGTTCCGCCGGGACGAAGAGTCTCGATACTCTTGATGGTGAAGGTTTCTTTGTCGGAGGCAAGAATGTCTCCAACTGCTGGAACAACCTTTCCTACTGCTGCAAGATAGATTGAACGTTGGGAGAATTCGGTTTGAGCTAATATGCTGGACTTAGACTTAGTGTCATCTGCTTGGTCTTGTTTGGCAAATACTCCGTAGGTAGAAATAATCTTCGTACCTGCTCTGGAGATCGTCACCTTAAGACCATACGTTTTGATGAGTGATAAGGCTTTAGCCTGCAGATCGGAATAGTTGATTGTTAACATCACTTATTTATTGGCAGAAACAACAAAGGAACCCGTAGGTCCCTTTGGAGAATCAATTCAGAGGGACCAATGTCCCTCGATCAATTAAGCAGCGTTGTTACCAATCGAAGATGCGGATTGGAGCTGATACAGAGCATCAACGTCCATTGGTGCGAACTTCATAACACCATACCAGCCGATGTTAACGAAACGAGCCAATGCGTCGAATGGACCAGTCATACGCAGACCAGGAGCCTGAGATACAACGTTAACCAAAGCGCGTGAACCGAAGAACGAAGTCTTGTAAACGTCCACAGTACCAGCACCAGTCTGGTCAGCGAAGTTACAGTCGTTGTTGCGAATCCAGCGGAATCCACCGAACGAACCGATTTCGTTGGTCAATGGAGTAACGTTCGTGTACTTGTTAA